ACGATGTTGCTACCCCAGTTAATCCCAATGTTTATCCGGATGTCTATAATAAGTTACAACTTCTTATTGAGAACCAAGAGAAATCTAGGATAGGCAATGAAGTTTTACTTCATAGCATTGAAATTTTAACTAAACAAGTCAATAAATTAGAATTAGACATGATTCCTTTAAACTTGAAAACCCCAGTTTCACAGACTGGGGCCCCTATTACAAGTGGACCAAACCTACAAGCTTTTCAAGCAAAAGTTTCTCCGTCGGCCGATCCACTTGCATTAGCCAGGGCGCCACGAAGAAAGAAGAATCGAAAATCTGGCAAAAGCTCTGCCAAGCGTACCCAGAATATGGAAATTACGGCTGGCCAGAGCGAGACGCAATAGCTGAGAAAATTAGTTTTAAATTGCAAGTAGATAAACACATATTAGAATATAAAGCACCCACTAGGGGTGAATTAATAGAATCAAATGATCGTTTATTAAAATTATATAAACGACATACTTTGCCTTTATTTTTAATGAATTATGACCGTGATGTGTGGAATAAGGAAATTGAGTTTTTGAAATATGAGTTCAAGAAAGAAGCCTCTCCGGGCTCTCCATATAGTAAATTAGCCACTAGGAATGACCTCCTTCTAACCTCTTTAGGTTCTAGGTTCAATGCGATTGTATTGGATAGGATTGAACGTTTCTTGGCTTTACCCTTGGATTACTTGGACTCTGTTGATAAAAGATCTTTATTGGATCTTGATCTTTTTGATCCCGTCCGAGTTTTTGTAAAGAATGAACCTCACAAAGTAGAAAAACTATTACAAGGTCGTGTTAGATTGATTATGTCCGTCTCTCTCGTCGATAAGATGATTGAGAAATTGTTGTCTAGGCATTTGTGTAAATTGGAAATATCTAATTGGCGAGAAATTCCTTCTAAGCCTGGTATAGGTTTCACTGAAACCGATAATTTATCAGTTTATGAAGATGTTCAGAACTCTGGTTTACCCATGAGTTATGCTGATATTTCCGGTTGGGACATGAACGTTAAACCTTGGATGATAAAAGATGCTGCTGACTTCGCCATTCTTTTGTGCGATAATCCTAGCCCTATTTGGGTACATCTTTTAAAATTCAAGTCTATTTTGGAAACCAAAAGTATCTATCAGTTCTCCGATGGAGAGATGGTTACGCCTTTGTTTGATGGCATAGTTAACTCTGGTAAACTTAAAACCAGCCGAGACAACTCTTTTATTAGAGTTAGATTAGCTGATTTGGTTGGCTCAAGGAAAACTATTGCTGCTGGAGATGACACAGTGGAGAATCGTATCGATGACGCTTTTAATAAATATAGGAGGCTGGGTGTTGTTTTAAAGGATTATCAAAACGTTACTGATTCATTCGAATTTTGTAGCCATTGGTATTCCGCTAACGTCACTTACCCTCTTAATCATGAGAAAATGGTTATGAATTTGTTGTCTGATGATTCATCAGACCCCTTTCTTTGGTTGGAGAAAAACTCGGCTTTTCGAGCAGAATTATCTGACCATCATCCAATGTATCATACTATTATGCGCCAACTTGACTCGATCGGGTACAATGAAGTGGTGGGGCTTCAAATAATCGATATTAAAGACCCTCTTTTTATAAATAATAATGAGTGCTAAGCCATATAATCCTATGGTACATGTTGTTAAGCAGAAACAACTTAAAAATAAAACTGCTTCAAACAAGAGAAATCGAAATAAAAATAATAATAATAAATCTTTAAAACCTTATAGTACAGGACCAGTAGCAGCTGTTTCAGCTGGTGCTTCTACTGACGGTGGCTTACTCAAAAGAGCTAGACCACACAACATTCTACGCGAGATCGCTGGTAAAGTTACCCCTGAGGGTATGAGCTTTCTTAAATGCGCTTTTGCGCCACCTGATTTCGCTGCAACTAGTGTTAAAGGCGTCCCTGATGATTTTCAAGGCCGTTCATTGACAAAGAAGCATAGAGCTGTTGGTGATTTACTTTTAACTACCGCCAATACAGATTACTACATTTTGCTTTTGCCTATTCCAGGTTATTCCTATTGGCAAGCGACAGTTCCTTCAGGAACTGCTATTACTGCTTCTACCGTATTTTATGGTATACCATATGCTGATAATTCCAGTTTATTTGGTAATGGTGGCTTTAATACAGCGGAAGTAGTAAATCGATTTAGATTTGTTTCCAATCATATTGAAATTATCCCTACTGTTAATCAAATGACGTGGACTGGAACTATTCGTAGTTTCAAGTTTCCACTTAATTTGATTATGCGCCAGAATCCTTCAGCTGTTGGTGTTCCAACTAGCGATTTGTTGGCAACGACTGGCTTGAATTCCCTCAATGCTAGAAATGCTGACTCCTATTCTGGATCATTTAACATGGGTGTTTATGCTGCTGCATACAATATTGGAAACGGATTTGATTTTAAAAGCGTCATTGAAAACGCTACTTCTGTTCCTGTTGCTTTAGTTGGTGGCGATTTTGGTATTTTAAGTACCACCTTTGGTGGCTTAAATTACAGTTTTCCCGGTGTGGACAATGATTTTGAATCTGTGTGCATTGCTATAACTGGCATGGGCACTAATGTTTTAAACACTGCTATAATCAAGACTTGGGCCTGTGTAGAATATCAAGTTCTACCTGGTACATCAATTTATGAGTATAGCTCTTTATCTTGCCGAGATCCAAACGCTTTGCGTTATTATCGTCAAATAATCAACGAATTACCTGTAGCTGTTTGCTACATGGATAATGAAGGTTTTTGGAATCGAGTTCTTGGTATCATCCGTCGTATTTCAGGTGTAGCATCTGTTTTACCTGGTCCATACGGTCGAATGGCCGGTGGTATTAATGCAACGGCTGAAGCCTTAGAACAGTTATTTCTTTAATTCTTTCTTCTTGTTTGGATACGGAATTTATTAGCTCTTGATGCCTTAGTTCAAGAAGCGACCTATGGGTTCGTCTTTGTTAAAATACTACAGATTCTTGCAAGTTTGTGTAAACATATTATTACCCCCCTCGGTTTGAGGGTTAAGACGGGGCCAATGTA